AGTTCGACGAAGAAACAAACATGGTTCCTGCTGCGGATATGGCGCAACTCGTTCACGAAGCGACTTGTCATAACGTCGAGCAAATATATCTTGCAGTCTTGTTTGGTGGACAAAAGTTCAGAACATTCCACTTCACAATCAGTCAGGAGATGAAGGATGAGCTTGTCAAAGAGATGGCAAAGTTTTGGGGCATTGTCGTATCTAATGCCGAGCCGCAAGCTAGTGATGTTGAGTCCACAAAGCTTATCTGGCCTATTTCGAGTGAAGAGACGGCAACTGCTACAGGCGCGGTGGAACAAGCTTGCTCTGTCCTTGCTGAATACAAGGCACGTATCAAACAGCTTGAAACGGAAGCAGAGAAAGTCGAAGTTGCGATACGGGAATACATGGGTGCGAAAGGTTCGCTGGTTAGCGTGGATGGAAAGACGCTTGTAACGTGGCGTAACTCCAAACCTAGTAAGAAGTTTGCGTCTGATCTGTTTCAACAAGCTATGCCAGACGTTTATCAGAAGTTCGTAATTGAGATGCAGGGTTCACGCAGGTTCTTACTTAAATAGGGGATGAGAATGAATGTATTTCCAACGTCAATTCATCAAGAAGATGGAATGTTACTAAGAGATTATTTTGCTACTCAAGCTATGCAATCGTTACTTTGGAATCCTGATGCTAATTTAGATTCAAAAGAAGATGTGTGTGCAGCAGCCTATGAATATGCAGATGAGATGATGAAAGCGAGGGCAACATGAGCAACATAGTTCCGTATCAAGATATAGAAAAAATGGCAATAGCAGTCGCTAAGTCTGGACTGTTTAACGTCAAGACAGCAGAGGAAGCTATGGCCTTAATGCTGGTAGCACAGGCAGAAGGATCACACCCTGCTATAGCTGCGCGTGACTATCACGTTATTCAGGGTAGGCCAGCATTAAAAGCAGACGCAATGATGGCTAGGTTCCAGCAAGCTGGTGGCAAGGTTGAATGGACGGAGTACACAGATGAGCGAGTTACTGGTGTTTTTAGTCACCCCGCTGGCGGGAGTCTTGCTATTACTTGGACTATTGAAATGGGAAAGAATATCGGGTTGGTTAAACCGGGTAGTGGATGGCACAAATATCCTAGAGCTATGCTCAGAGCGCGCTGCATATCAGAAGGTATCCGATCCGTATATCCCGGCTGTGTCGCAGGTGTTTACACGCCAGAGGAAGTATCGGACATGGAGCCGCCAAAGCACCATCAGGAAGTCAACATGGGGAAAGCGGAAGTCGTGGTCGAAGAAATAAAGAAAGCGAAAGAAAGAAAAGAAGGTGAGATTTTTTTGCCACTGTACGTGCCGGGGATAGAGGAGCCGTTCAGCGAATCAACGGATTTAGCAGAGTGGGAGATTTCTTTTCACGACATGGTTCACAAAATAAAGGCAAGCCAAAAGCTTAGTGGTGACACTAAACGCGAAAAGCTAAAGATGCTTAAAGATGCAAACGGTGAAGTTATAGACAAGCTAGACGCACCTACCAAAATGAAAGTCATGGCGGCTGCAAACTCTCTGGAGGAAGTATGAAGAATCACAACGAACGTCCCGGCAAGGGAGTGTTATTCACTAACGACAAACGTAAGACAGACACACAACCACATTTAAAAGGTGGCTTCACTGCTGACAGAGACATTAAGGCTGGTGAGTGGGTAAAGCTTGCAGGATGGCGTAAACCTACTCCAGTAGGTGAGCTTATATCACTCGCAGTAGATAACTTCATGCCTGATCCAAACTACAAGAAACCTTCTGAGGGCAGCACAGTACGTGAGTACAGCCCACACGATGACGCTATACCCTTCTGATGGCATCTAGTCGCTCACCCACACAACGCAGCTTGGAATACTTGCGAGAGCTTGGGTACCACTGCGAGATTGTAGAGAAGTGGAATTCCTTTACTAAGCAGAGAAAGGATTTGTGGGGGTGGTGCGACATTCTCGCTATCCGCAAGGATGAAGTGTTAGCGGTACAGGTAACGGCTTCTGCTGTTGCTGACCGCATAAAGAAAATTCAAGATTCAACCACGGTTGCGCTAGTCAGAGATGCTGGAATTAGGATTGAATGCCACGGCTGGCGCAAGAACAGCAAAGGTAGATACGTAATCAGAGTGGAGGATATATCGTGAATGCTGCAAATTTTGATAAATCTGAACGGTTGCAGAAAGTAGCAAATCTTTTGGGGCGGGGAGGGGAATACACAACCCTAGACATTATCCAGAAGGCAGGAGTGTGTGCAGTCAATAGCATTATTTCAGAACTCAGAGCTAACGGTTACAGCATTGACTGTCAGCGCAGGGCAGACAAATGGTTTTACAGGATGAACAAATGAAAAAAATATTAATAGCGACACCTATGTACGGAGGGCAATGCTTTGGGTTTTATGCTCAGAGCTTGCTACAGCTTAATAATCTGTTACGAGATAACAATATAGAAAGCATGATGTCATTCATGTTTAACGAGAGTTTGATTACTCGCGGCAGGAATGCACTAGCACATGGCTTTATGAAGACAGATTGCACACACCTATTCTTTATTGACGCAGACATACAGTTCCATGCTCCTGATGTTCTGCAAATGATTGAAGAAGACAAGGATGTAATCTGCGGAATCTATCCAAAAAAAGAAATTGATTGGAATGGTATTAAGAATGCAGTATATGCTGGAGTACCTGTAGAACGTCTGAAATACTTTACGGGTGCTTTTGTGGTCAATCTTAAAAATTATGAAGGTTCTGCCACTGTGCCTGTTGATAAGCCCGTAGAGATATGGAATGGCGGCACTGGATTCATGTTAATTAAACGTGAAGTGTTTGAAAAGCTAAAGCCAATAGTGCCGTGGTACGTCAACGATGTTCTTGATCTGTCTGGAACTATGGGAGCAGAACAAATCAGCCAGTATTTTACTGAAAGTATAGAGCCAGAAACTAAACGACTTCTGTCTGAAGACTATCATTTCTGTAAGACATGGCGTGACAACGGTGGTGAGATATGGGGAGCACCGTGGGCAGGTCTGACGCATATAGGAACCTACGCATTCGATGGCAAACTACTACCAGCACCATAGGAGATAACATGATTGAAGGTACACCCACACAAATACCATTCTTTGCTTTGTTCGATCACATTATGGAAAAGCATAATCTAAAGAACGATGCGAGACTTTATGAATTCTTTGATAAAAAGATGAGTAGGCCAGACATATCTAAGTTTCGTCATCGCAGAAAGAAAATGGGAGCTGGTCACATTCTCTTGATACATGAGAAATTAGGTATGCCTGTTGCTGACATACGTAGTTTTTTAGAGCAGGAGTAACTATGGAAGTCTTCACCATCATTACGTTTATTGGTGGCTTCCTAGTTGGGGCTGGTATTGCTACAGCAGTTATCTTCGGCTTTTTCTTTTGGCTGTTTTCGCGGAGCGAATAAATGACTGAGCCGTGGGGGCGCCTTTGCTCCCCGGCTTTCTCATTCTCTCACCACTACCAGCTTTGATGCGCTGACGTTTAGCATGGATGTTTGCGTATAGTCCGGGTTTCATTTTATTCCTAGATATTGTTTTACACGATCAAGGATCATCAACTGTTGTGGGCTGTAAAGCTGTGCAGCATTCTCACCAAACTGATTGAACGTATATCCTCTGAACAACTCAGGCAAACCAGTTTGTTGATACCAAACGTCATAGGGTCTAGTTTCACCGAACTGTTCCTTATGAAACTGATACCTTCTTTGCATCATCTCAGGGTCAGTTGACTCACCAAATTGACCGTAATACTTTTGCAGTTCAGGGTCAGACTGCACACCGTAGTGAGATACGTAATCACCAAGAATATCTATAGGGCGCACATCAGAACGAAATACCTCCATGCCTACTCTACCCATAGGTAATTCTTTTGGGCGTGGCATATCTGGCGCACCGGGTTCGTCAGGTGGATAAAACTCTAGGTATCTTTGTTCTTGTGGTTTTGGGTTGTAGAGTATGTCTATCTCTTTATCTTTTAGATAGGGATACTCTTTCTGAGCCTGTGACAAGAAGTCTGGACTGCGCTCTTGACGCATAAGTTCCATTACATCTTGATTCATGTCACCTTCTATCGGCATTTCCATCTCCGCATAGATGCTCTAGCACGTTCAGAATTCTTTGCTGTCTTAACAATCCCACCCATACGAGCGCAAAAAGATGCCCGTCTGCCAGCCTCAGACTTACTGGGCTTGCTAGTGGTGACAGGAGCCTTCAGATCGCTACCTGTCTCACGATTGTACTTAGCCCTACCCTTGGCAGTCAGGCCAGCGCCTTTGCTTGCTGGAAGCTTCTCACCACAG